GGTTAATTTCAGCAAGGATTTCAGTTGAAAGAATGTTAGCCAGTTCGCTTTCAGCGTCCAGACCGTGGATTGCTTTCAGATCCTGTGCGAGTTCAAGCGAATATTCTGCCTTCAATGCACGTGTTTTTGCTGATACAGTTGCTTTCTCAATGGTGAAACCCATTTCATTGAAAGCAGAAGCTGGTGAAGTACCAGTGGTTCCAAGACCTTCACCGTTTGGTGTATCCATGCCGCCTCTTGGCTGAACAGCTGAACGCTCTTCATCAATACTACCGTTACTGCCAGTGTCTGTGACACCACCAAGACCAGAACCATCAGTGGGCATAGCTGAGCCAGCTGAATCACCAGAGAACTTGGTATTTGCTTCGTTAAACAGTGCTTCTGCATTATTGATATCACCACCATTGAAACGTGATTTCATTGCAAAGATCAGTCCGGTTGGACCAGTCATTGGCTGAACACCACAGACGTCATATGCCATCATGTTAGGCATTGCACGACGTACGAGCGAAATAAGGATTGGATCCCACTTATCGATCGAACCAGTATTTGCACCAGCAGGTGCATCCTCTGTCAAGTAACCTTGCTGAGCAGAACGGGCTTCTTGAAGAGCTTTTTCTTGGTTTTCGAGAACTACAGCAGTTACAGAACGTCTGTAGTTATCTCCGATATTTCCGGCTGATTCTTCGTTCAGAACCGGTGCCCACTTTTCAGTAAGCGATTTGTATGTATTAGACATCTTTTGTCTCCTTAGTTATTTGATCTGATTGCAGTCAGATATTGTTCCATACGACCAGTTGTAGCTTCTACAAGATCATCACCATCTTCACCGTGAACTTCTTCAGTAATAGAAGTCATTGTAGCAGCCATAGGAGCTTCTACTGGAGTGGTTTCTGAAAAGTAAGATTCGACAAGCGTATCTACTTTATTTGCAAATGCTTCAGCTGATTCGAAATCAATCGATTCTGCAAGTTTGCTTAGTTTATCGGCTTGAGTTCCGGCAAGACCATAAGACGCATTAGCGATAATCGCCTGACGTTCCATTTGCTGCATGCCAGCTCTCATTTCTAGAATAGTAGCAGTTTCTTCATTGAGTTTTTCTTCCAGAGCAACTACCTGCTCGGCAAGATCATCAACAAGATCAACTTTGGATTCTGGAACTTCGATATAAGACTCGGTGAACAGATCTTTCAAGCTGCTCATAAATGTCTCAGCGATTTCAGTTCTAAGACCGGTTTCAACCGCCAGTCTATTTTCTTCCATCCATGTTTCAACAACGTAGTTTAAGTAACTATCGACTTTTTCGACAAGCTCTTCACGTGCTTCTGTAACAGCTTCAGAGATTTCAGAGGTATATTGCTCTTCCAGCTCTTCAACTTTTTCGGCAATAAGGGTTGCAGTGACAAGTTCCATATCTGCAGCTTTTTCCATAATTTTGGAATTAACAGCAGCTTCAAAAATTGTAGAAGCTTTACCTTTAAAGTCGTCTGAAAGAGTTGCTTCGGATTCAACCAAAGCTTCCAGATCGTCATCAAAGTTATACTCTACCAATTCTTCATCGGACTCATCTAGATCCAAGTCAGTACCAAATGCTTCTTGATACAATGTATTAATAACATCAGCAGGCAAAGCTGCCAACTTAGTCATATTTTCCATATGCACACCTGCCTTCATCATGCCATATCCGGCATTCAGTTTTTGCATTGGTTCAGCACCAGCATTTCCACCTGCCTTTGGTGGAGTTGCTTTTGGACCTTTAACCTTTTTTGCTTCGGCAGCTGGGTCGACATCTTTACCAGTACCTGATTTATAGGTACTATCGACTTTTACTGCTTTCGCATCGCCTTTTGTAGTTGGTGCCTTAGCCTCATCCACAACTTCCGTTGCTTCATCGAGGTCGGCATCCTGTTCGTAATTTTGATCAGTCATGTTTTGACTCCTCTATTATTTAAGCAACGAGAGGAAATTTTTAAACTCACGAGTTTGTACTTCATACAATCCCGATCGTGGAGCTTTCTTAATTTCAGTCTCAATCTTTTCAATGTCTTGAGCTTCTATCACACCATTGTTCCATACCCAATCGACCCCCTCCATAATGCCATTAACGAAAGCTTCTGGGGCGGATGGATCTTGAACAATGTCAACCGTTGCTAACATAAAATCATCTTTTACATAGTTGGTTCCATTACGATTCTCTAGACTTCCCATACCACGAGTTGATACACCTAGTTGAACGCCACCATCGAGTAAACCTTTAACGATCTGCCCCATTGGAGTGTCTAATATAAGTGCCTTACCCATCACGTTATTACCGGACCAATTTAGTTCGGTAATGCGATGGGATACTTTGTCTAAGTTTACAGTGGGACCATCTGGATGGTTCAATTCACCGACTGCTCTCTTAGGAATTACTTGTTCTTTGTTATACTTATCAATTGCTTTTTCCATAATAGCTTTTGGATAAATTCTGCCATTACGGTTTTTGCTTTCAGCTTGTGCGAAAATACCTTCAATTACATGATTTTTTCCACCG